TTTTTCGAGCTGTTCCAAATCAAAGTCCATTAAAATGCCCCCCATAAAACTGACCCGGCAAACCAGATCATAAAAGTTGTAACAGATCCAACAATGGCCGATCCGATCTTGTGTTCGACGATTGCTTCTTTAATTTCTTTATGATGAAACATAATGCCTCCTAGTAAGGTTGAATCATTGCGTAAAATATATCAGCAATTTGAAGCGCGATAAATATTTCAAATATTATTTCCATGATATCTCCTAACGATAAAGAGTTGATGTTTCGTTGCGATAATCAAACAAGGCAAACAGAAAGCCGAGCAGTGACCAAACGAAAGTAAAAATAGCGATGAATGAACAACCAAGCATAACCCACCAAGCAAAATCCTGATGCGGAATAGATGCCATTGCAAAACCTGAAACAACGCCGAGCATAACAGCAACGGCGATCAGTACGCCAAAGATAATCATTTTACGTTGGGCAATCATTCTAGCAGAAGCGTGAAACATTTTTTTAATCCTTTGTTTGTTTGTTTGTTATCTTATATATAGAATATAGTCATTAATTGTATCAAAATCAAGGCCAAGACGCAAATTAGTTTCCAATGTTTTCAGTGACTTATCATTTTTATTTATCAACGATATCAACGGCTTAGGCCTTTAAGCCGTTGATGTAAGCGCGGAAAGCCATGCGACCGCGCCGCCATTTGGCAACCGAACCGCTCGGCTTAGATGGGTCAAGCTTAGGTGTTTGAACCGCGCCTTTGATTTGTGTATTGCAAACATAGCAAAGAACCTGCAAGTTTTCAATCTCATCAGATCCGCCTTTAGATTGTGGGATAACATGGTCAATCTGTAGCGCTTCAGTGTCGGTGCAACCGCAAGCTGCGCAGCAAGTGTTGTATTCTGCTAAAACCTGCTTGCGAACCTTATTTGATTTGATGTTGGCCATGTCTTCCTCCGTTGTTGATAATTATTTATAGCAACCCTTCGCCAGCAAGTAAACCCCTAAAGTGAAAAAAGTTTCCAATAAAATCAGTGACTTATCATTTTTATTTGTCAATGTTTTCAATGGGTTAGGCGCAAGCGGCCGGGATAGTATAGGGTAATAATGTTGCGTAGGGGGCGGTTATGACGACATTATGTTGCGCCACCCTGTAGCGCACCTCTACACGGCCTCGACCTGGGAAATTTCGAAAAACAGGGTTAGTTCTTGACAACCCTTAAAGGGAAGATTACAATAGACTTAAGTTTGAATTGTACTAAGCACCCTTTTTGAAAAATTTTTATAAGGATAATTTCTTGAATTTCATATGTCGCGTATTTGGGCATAATTACTCTTTAACTAGCACATTTGGTAATTATGCTTTTTGTAGTAAGTGTGGGGCTACTTTAGTTATTAAGGAGCCTTACGACTTGAGCATTGGCGAAAGACGTTATAAACATGGTGTTTTAATGGAAATGACAGAACTTGGTTTAGAAAAAGTTATTTACGACGAAATACCTACTAGCGATATCATCGGAGAGTATTCTGTTGAAGCTAGAGATCCACATGAATAATACTGTTAAGCACTATTGGTTGTGGTTTCGTAAGATACAAAAACAATACAATATAATAACAGCATTATTGTGTTTTTTATACAATGCTAAACACTATAACTTAGATGGAAGTTACAGATGAAAGATCCTTTTGAAAAGATAGATAAAATTGGTGCTAGTTTATTAGTAGTGTTTGCCCTATTTCTTGTGCTTACTACTTCAGCTATAGCTGAAACTGTGATGAGAGCAAAACCTATTCAATGTGGTCCTAAAGCATCTTTGCTTCAAATGATTGAAGAGGCAGGAGAAGAAGCCTTAGTAGGAGGGGTCGGTGAGATTTTGTTTGAAGACGGACAAAAAAGCCAACTTGCTGTTACGTTCTTTGCTAATCCTATCGAGGGTACCTGGACATTAGTTGAATTTCATAATCCTATGGAGGCGTGTGTTATCGCTTACGGAGGTAGCTTGACTTTTGACGTACAGCAGTATTTTAAGAAAAAAGAATCACTATAAATGGCAGAAAAATTTAAATACGGACCTTTGATTTACAATTCTATAAACGATGAATCAGATGAGGGTAACTATTGGTGGCCTGGCAACCCTCCGGTTGCATATGAAGCAGAATCGGGACCCTTTCGTATACCAGTAGATGCAAATGGTAATCAATGCTTACCTGGTGAATCTATCTTACACCCTAATTGTCGAGTTGAGAAGTGGGAGTCTTTTGAATTATGTGAAATTCCTTCTTTATCATGGTGTAGAGAGTGGTTTGAAGATAATTTCCTTATTGTGTCAGATTATGACATATGTAGGTATATTTTGCGCTGGTGTGATTGGAATTATCAGCACAAAGAGGTTTGGAAAGACCACAAAAAAAATAAAACAATTGATGAAATGATAGGTGAGATATGGCCCGACGTACAGATATAATTGAAGCTTTAGTAGGTCATTTAGGTACTAACACGGATGTACATGCGAATAATGTATATCGTACTTATAAGTATATGCACGACCTAAATGATTTTCCAGCTATCACTTTCATCCCGAACAGAGAAGATAGAGACCATTTTGGAGCAGGCCAAGTGCACGGCATTTTAGCTGTCCAACTCCGTTGCTACGTATATGACGGAGACACCGCTGATATTGCAGATGAGTGTGAAAGACTTGCAGATCAAATTGAAGAAGCTATCAACACCTTTTCCGCAACTAATCGAGCGTTAGAGGTAGAAGAGGCACGCGTTATATCTCTTCGTACAGATGATGGGCTTATGACACCTTATGGAGTAGCTGATTTACAAATTTCTATTTTATATAGACTGGAGGATATTTACTAATGGCTAACAACACAACAATAACAACAACAGTTGATGCGCTAAACCGCAGCTTAGAGGCTCCGCCTCTTGACCCGGTTATGCTTGCGCTCGCTAACGATTACTTATCCGGCAAGGCGATAGATGAATTAGCAGATGAGTATGGTATTAGCGAGGATCGTGTGACTTCTGTGATTGAAAAGAAAGAGGTAAAGAACTACATTGATTCAGTTTTCGCCACGCAAGGATATCTTAATCGAATTAAGCGCATCAATCTTATCAACTCTGTGATCGATCAAAAGATACAAGAAGCTGTGGAAACAGGCATTTACTCTAAAAAAGATCTTCTCGATTGGATGAAGCATTTACAAGAAGTGGAAACATCACTCAAACCTAAGACACAAGGTCCCCAAGTTGCCGTACAGATTAATAACTACGACAAGCTTATGCGGGATCTCATGGAATGAGTGGGCGTGACACTAGAGTGGAAAATATGGATGATCCTACTCTTGACTGGGATTGCTCTCCTCCCGTGGATGCTGAGGATCAACCTCATCCCTCTGTGTGGATGAACAACTTTATTGAACTCCACGTTGGACATGAAAAGATGAGAACGCCGATGAATTCAAGAGAAAAAAATTTGCGGGCGCTTCGCGCACGGATTGAAAACGATGCATGACGCGCCGCGCCAATGATTGTACTAGCAGGAGATTCATATTCAAGAGCACATGATAAGTCTTTTATGACTTATCCTAAGTATTCTTGGGCTGGAAACATGATTCGTACGCATGGAGGGTATGGAATTGCCGCTCCTGGATCTACTAACCTAGACATTTTAAAAAGTCTCATCCCTTATAAAGACTTACAGTGTCCTTTTATTATTAATTTTTCACATTTAGTTCGTGGATCAAAAAACTTTAAAAATCACAACACAACAATTAATAGACAACAAAATCTAGAGGCGGCACAAAAGACGATTGAGATATTCGCAGATCGTGCTCTGTTTTGGACTCCCTTTCCTGGATACGAAAAAGTATCAAAGATTCAGTCAATTTTTCAACTAGAAGATGACGAGCTATGGCTAAACAGAGATGAAACAGGAGATTTAAGAGGATTCACTCACTCGGATTTAAAAAGCAAACTAGGCATTTTAGGCAACCACTTGACTCGTAGAGGAAATGATTATTTACTTAACTATTTTTCTGAGTGGTTGAACACACATCCTTTATATAAAAAGAGTGAACCTCTTTTATTTTGTAGTAAAAACTATAATACTGAACCAGAACAAACTGCATGGACAAATTTAAGTGAATTTTAAATCGATTTCTGAAGTACTATTAAGTCACAGCATTTTAATTTGTTGGCCTCCCTGGGGCAGTGGTAATGCTTTAATGCGTATTCTATCTGCTCATGATGAGTTTTCGTATAACCTTAATTGGAATGCTTGGGGGCCTGGATTACATTCTTCTATATCACCTCCTCCTACACTAAAACCTGTAAAAGCAGAAGTTCACAATCATGAAGATCAGCATGTTTACTCTATTGCTCATATGACCTCTCCTTGGGGGTCACCAGAGAATTATCATGACACCACGAGTTTTTATCAGTCATTAGAAAGATCAATTGAGAAGTGCACAAAAGACTCTAATTGGAGACGATGGTTTAAAGAGTGGAACCAAAATCGAAAAAAGATTATTCTTCCAGTTTATTGTCACTTAACTGCAGAAACCATGTTAGACATTACAAAACTACCAAAAATACATTTATGTTTTAGTAGTTTGCAAACACTAATCAATCGTCAGGAGTATCTTAGTGCTAATCAATATGGCCGTTTTTCGGCAACAAAAGCAATACAAGATCCAAGTATACATAATATTTTAATAGAAGATTTATTCTGGGCTGATTTTGAAACCTTTTCTAAGACTTACCAACAATTAAGAAAATTTTGTGAAATACAAAATGATAGAGAAGAACAAATATGGGCTTTTGTTCTTTATTACAGAGATCGAATAGTACGAACTTCACACAGAGATGTAGGCAAAAAATTCGGCACACAACAAGCTTTGCATGAAAAAGGGTTTGCACAACAGAGTTGATCAGGTTATAGTATTAGATAGACAATTAAATGAGATTAATAACCTTTGGATGTAGTATTACATTTGGGAATGGTCTTAAAGACTGTTTTGACGTTAAACTTAAATGCATGGGAGATGAGCCTAGCCATTA